TGGGAGATTATGAGCATTGTCAAAGGTGGTCGCCTGGAAGGGGTCATAGTTTTTCCCCGGGTTACCTATCCACAAGTTCCAAATCCAATTATGACCATTAGCATTTGCAATAACCACCCCTTGACGAAGAGGAGCATTCTTACGACGGAGTCTGTCCCTCAGGAAGGTAAACTCCTCATCCGTCTCAAACTCCTCGGCCTGCTCAATACCAAAGGCAGTTAGGTTCACGTTCTTTAGTACTGCCAACTCAGACCCATGACGGAACATGATACAGGAGCCATTTGGGAAGTTGTAGTCCTTCTCTGCGTTTATCCCTACCCCAAAGTAGGATGTAAAGTCTTTGATCGTTGAATCTCTAAGATCGGTAAATTCTTTTCTCACTATCAAGACGAGAGAATCTGGATACTTCTCACATAGTCTCCAGAGCTTACTCAGCATCATCATGGTCTTGCCTGTACCAATCGCAGCAATCATAGCAGGGTATCTCTTCTGAGATAAGAGAAAACCCTCCTGGTATGGATTAAGTTTTATTCGAACATCAGGCATCTTTGTCTACCGTCCCATCTGAAAATTCAAATACCAGCCTATTCCCCTCTGCCCCAGTCAGCTCTGTTCTCTTTGTATACCCACGGTTCTTCCCCTGAGTCTCAAGAGCAAACTGAATGGCAGGCCATCTCTCCTCAATGACCTTCTGATCTAACTTACTCTCAGCTATGTCTACCCGAAACTCCTGAATCTCTTCTCTCAGCTTGGTAAGCTGTTCACTCTCCCTGATCTTGGCACGTAGATGTTCAGGGGTGGTACCCAGAATAATGGAGGCGTAGGAGACACGACCTCCTGCGGCTATCAACGCCCTGGATATAGCTTCTGGGGTTTGGGCTATATGCTTCACCTTCGCAGGAAGGAGAGGGGACTTCCCATGACGCTGGGGTCCATTCCCAGAAATGACTTCCTCAATGACGCGGGCTACTCTCTCCTGCAAGGACTCCCCAGGGTCATTGACGAGTTCTGGTTCTTTCCTCTTCTCTTTCTTTCTATTCTTTCTCATGGTATTCTCTTCCGCAAGAAGAAGTACCTGGCTACTAGAATGATAACCACGGCTGAGGCAGCCCCAATTGCTACGAGATAATGAACTGCTATGTAGATGTTGAATTGCATGAGGTTTCCCTCCTTGTTGATCTTCATGTATCATTATATCATAAAGTAACCTAAATGTCCAGATAAATCTGACACCTCAAGGTAACCTCTTGATATTATTAGAATAAACTTTTAACCTCTTCACTAGACTTAGTTATATCATCTTCATGTATTCTTACTTGTAACTAAGAGGAGCCTTTCTTATAAAAACCTTAGCCGGGCCCAGAAGCCTTAGCCTTTTCCTCTACCTTTATAGGTTACTAGGTATACTAGGGGCTATAGGCACATGCTTAAGTATGTAGTCTACCTCTTAATGTACCTTAAGACGAAAGTTTATGCTAGGTCTAATCTAACCACCGGGGTTAGGTGTTTGGGCAGCATACCCCTTCCCACAGGCATCTACCAAAATCTTTTCTTCACCCGCTAACCCACCGTAATTGCTGCGGAATTGGCTCGGGTGTTGTTGGGTAGTATTTGTCTGTGTGTGGAGTGTGTATTGAGGTATAATTCTACCTATTTACTTTTCCCCACCACTCTGCAAGTGTCTGGTTTTGCTGGGGATTGTGGATTTATTGCTGCGGGCTGTGGGTTTTTATTTACAAGCGTCGAAAAAAGGATTAAGATAAAAGGAAAAACCGGTCGCAAGCCGGTAGGGAAGGAGGTGATATATATGGAGAAGGTAATTTCGTTAAAGGATTTATCGATAAGGATTGAGGCACTGGAGGCGGAGGTGGAGGAGCTGAGGAAAGCCGGAGTGAAGGCGAAGGCGGTGGTTAAAACGAAAGCCGCACCCGCAACGGCCGACCCGAAAAAGGTTCCCGGATTGCTGAAGGAGCTGGAGGCAGCGAAGAAAGCCGGCGATACGAAAAAGGCTTTTACGATTCGGAAATCGCTTCGGAAAAACGGTTATTCGCTCCGCGACGCCAACGGTAAGAAGTAATTAAACTCTCAACGACCCGTGAAGGGAGGTGATATAAGGATGTTACAGATACTCCATGACATAATTGCCGAGAATGTAGAAGATATTCTGGGCGACGGTAGGGATGAAGGTTCGATACAGAGTTATTCTGTTAAAGCTGAGGATTTGGGAAGAGTTCTGGTTGATATAAACAATCACAGCTTTACCATCACCATCGAGGAGAATTAAAAGAATCGCCGCACAAATACCGCCACCACGGGGAGGAGGTGATACGAATGAAACTAACCATAACCGAGAAGTTTATCCTGGCAGATACCCTGGAGGATATTATTAACGACGCTCGAAAGTCTGGAGTGGATAGGCCGGAGCTGGTGGGGATTTTGACAAAAATATCTCTACCGAAACTATTCTCAGTCTGGACCGTGGAGGGTAGAATGGATAGGAATTATCTCGTCAGAGCCGTGAGTATGGAGGAAGCCTCTTCCATCATAGAGAATGAGGGGGACGGGAAGGTGCGGAGCGTTACTGCCGTAACCGGTGGATTTATGTATGATATGGAATTTGACGAGAAGGATATTCCTACCGAGGCTGGTTCCTGGTACATGTATGATGAAGGAACGTAGCAGAAGAATCACCGCAACCCTCGGGAAGGAGGTGAGAAAGAATGAGGAAGATAAGAAGCGGTAAGGATGAGGAAAGAATCTACGCAGCCCAGGAGAAAGAGATTGAAAAGAAACACGGGAGAAGAATAGCCAATAATGCCAATTACGGCTGGTTCGTGGATGCGTATGCCATCTGTACCAAAGTTTATGGCACTGGAATGGTTCTGACAAGCGGATATGAAGGGAAAGATATAATTCACACCTGGGAAGAGAGATAGGAAAGAATCACCGCAACCTTTTAATGCCGGGAGAGGAGGTGAGATAAATGTCAAAGAAAAAACATACCAGAGAAGAATTGGTGAAGAAGGTAGAGGAGAGTGACGTTGTATCTGTCGAGGTTGTTGAGGATGAAATTACTGTATTTCTGACGAGCGGCCGGAGAGTTGTATATGACTCGGACGAGGGAGATTATATTGAAGAGGGAGGAATAAGATGGATTGGAGACGATGTCGATTATTACTCCTGGGTAAGGGATTTGGTGAGGTTTTGAATCGCCGCTAACTCCCTGAAATTACTCGAATCCGTGGCTTTTTATGAATTTTACTGGACAAATGCCAAAAAAAGGATTAGAATAATAATAAACGGCCCGCTAGCCAGGGGCCAGGAGGGAAGGAGGTGATAAAGAAATGGAAAGAATCGAACAATGTATCTTCTGTCACAAGTCCAGCGAATTCATCGGTCTACTGGAGGACGCGAATGACGATGATTCGTACTGTCCCTTCTGTGGAGCGACGCAGCTGGAGGCCGCAGAGAAAATAGCTGGGGTAAGAGCCAAGGTCGATTGGAAGAAGGTCGGAGAAAAAATAATGGGAAGGCTGAACCACGACGATCTCAGACTGATATTTATAGATGATGGAATTGACTATGACGACGATGATATGGATTTGTTAGAAACAGAGATCGAGCGGAGAATCACAGTGGCCTTTAAGAAGTAAGAATGAACCACCGCACCAAAATACATGAGGAAAGGAGGTGATACAGGTGATAGATTTAACCAAGGTCAACTGGCCAAAGGTAGGAGAGGCGGTAGTGAATATGATTGATAGCGACGAACTCTGTGAAGTAATGGAAGAGGAGCTGGAGGAACAGGGAGTCGATTCCGACGTCCTTCTCGGTTATGAAGGCGATGACTTCGACATCCTCGAAAAGGAGATCGGGAAAAAAATCACAGCAGCATTTAAGAAGTAAGGATGAATCACCGTGGATGATCGTAGTTTAAAAGGATGGGCCAAGATTATACTCAAGGACAGGTACGGAAAGGAGGTGAAACAAGATATGACTAAACTCAAACGTACCAAGCTGAGGAAGAAACCCATCGATGCCACCTGGGAAGAGCTGGGGATGAAACCCGGTGTCAGAGTCCCCGGCACCGCCAGCTGGATGGCCGAATGGAAACGCTGCCCCAATCAGAAGGGGATGATTAGTTACGCGAAGGAAGTCCAGCAGCTGGTGGAGACCATGTCTGAGATGGGAATAGGCATTTACCTTAAGAAATATCTGACGGGTGACTGGAGCTCGGCAGAGGAAGCAAAGATTGCTGCGGCAATCAGGAGGAGTCCAGTGTGGGAAGCTAAATTCAATCAGATGGAGGAAAGTTTAATGAGTAAGAAACAGGCAGACGTCGTAAAGAAGGCGGGTAAGAAGGCAGAGGGTGCCTCTTTGAAAGACAGGATTGAGACCCTGGAGGAAGAGGTTGAGGCCTTGAAAGAGGCCATGTCCAAGATGATGCCTAAAACCCTGGCAGAGGCTAAGAAGGAGAAGAAGGGGAAAGCAGATACTCCTGCCAAGGCAAACAAGGCAGCTGCAGCCACCGAAGATGTTAAGGACCTACTCGAGGTACTGAAGGCAGCGAAGGAAGCCGGAGACAAACAGACCGCATTCAAGACCAGAGCCAAACTCCGGAAGGCAGGCTACTCACTCCGGGCCAACGGCAAGAAGTAACTCTTGATACTGTTCCCCAGCCAGCCCGGGTCGGGGGGCAGCAGTGAGGAGTTAACCACTGCCCCGCTGAAGGGCAGGATGAAAGGAGGTATATCATGGGTAACTAGCCACTGACGCTGCTTCTCGGTCTGGTAACCCGGGAGGCAGCAATGAATGGCTAACTCAAGAAGGAACGAGGTGATAAGAAATGGCAAAGGCATACGCATTCAATATACTAGGTGCAAAGCGTTGTATCGATTGTGGCAAGCGACTCAAAAAGAGATTTGAGGATCGAGTGAAAGTCCGTCGCTGCTATAATCCCTGTCACATTAACTTTCAGAGCGCACGAGGGCACCAGATGAAGGGAGGTAGAAGAGCATGACCTTTAAAAGCTTCTTAAAGATTGTTGGAGTAGTCTTGATACTTCAGTTTGCTATTCTTTGTAGCATTCTGACTATTAAAGTAATGACCATGATGTTAGCAGGGTTCTAAGAAAGGAGGTGATATCAGATGTTACAGGACTATGGGAAACATGTATTCACAGACAACAAAGGCAAACGTTGGGTAGTTCAGACAAAGAGTTTTTCAAGAGCCACTCAGAGAGATGAAAAAGAACTACTAGATCTTCTTCTTTCTGGGGAATATGAATTGATAACCATGGCTGTCCCAAAACATACTAAAGAAATAACGGAGTGAAAGGAGGTGAAACCATGATGTGGAAACCAATGACAGGAGAGAAGTTATTTGAAGTCTTCCAAGGACGTATCCTAATTGAGTTCAGAGGAGATGTCTTGAGAAAAGCAGAAGACGTCTTTGACTTTCTTCCTCAGATAAAAGGGAGTAGCCCTACGGAAATGGGGATACTTAGCAAATGGGTTAATTTCTTTACTACCAAAGGAGTTCCTTTCATCGTAGTCAAAGATGGGAAGAACAGGATGCTGTGGAAAGAAGAAGTGGTCTCTGAGAAGGAAAGAGCTTCTACCTACTGGAAGACTTGGAAGAATAATCGAAAGGAGAAGTAATCATGTACCTGGGTATGAGATTATTTCAAATGCAACAAGCGGAGGAAGTGTATGAGAAAGAAAAAAGACAGAGAGAATTGGAAGAACAAATGTCGGGGCCCGTAGCTTTCGCTGTCCCTTCCGCAATGGAATATGTTGTGGTCCCTCCGAAAGACATTCCGAGGCTTAAAGCGTACATTCGCTCGGCGGACACTCCCCAGGGGGTATTACGGAAGGCAGCCAAAAAAGGATTTCCTCTGTATTTTCAGCTATTTAAGAGTTCATTTACAAATGGGGAAATTTATGATATACTATATAATGTCACGGAGGAAAAAATGCAGAAAAGACCCCTGATACATTGCTCCGAGTACAATCAAATGATTCATCCGGCCTTGTGCCTCTCTCGGGGCTTGATCTATCCGAAAGAATTGCCTGCCTCCCTGTACTACTTAGAGGTAAAGGAAAAACTTAAAGAGGCAATTACTAAGTTAGATAAGAAGAGGTTGAGGAAAGAGCTTAAGAGGCACAGTCCAATCATGGACCCTTATCCTAAATGTAGAGGTTGTCTTATGGGAAAGAGATTAGTTCAGGAATCATGTCTGGGAGCAGAGTTTGACCCAGAAGATAAAGACTGTGACGAATGTCCTTCCAAGAAAGAATGCTGCCTCTTGATGAGGTTGAGAATTGAAAGCATTCTGGAAGGGGATGAAGATGAGGTAAAACAAGACATCCTCAAATCCTGGAAGAGGCTATCCCAAAATAGAAAGGAGGTGAAAAGAGAAATGGCTAAGAAGAAACGAAAGGCAGAAGAGGTAACCGAAGAGGTTATCGAGGAAACTGAAGGTCCGAAGAAGAAGACCAAGGAGGAAAAGGCTGCAGCAAGGAAAGCTGCCAGGGCCGAGAAGAAGAAGGCCGATGAGCCTACCAAGACCAAAGCTGAACTCAGAGCTGAGAAGAGGAAGGCTGCCAGAGCGGCAGCAAAGGAGGAAGGAGCTCCGACCTCTGGGAAGAAGAAAGGGAAGGGGAAGAAGGAAGATGTAGGCTCCAAGGTCAAAGGTATTCTCAAGCAGTTGCAGAAAGCCAAGGACGACGGAGATCAGGATATGTGCAGGAAGCTCAGAGTTGAACTCCGGGCCGAGGGCTATTCCCTCCGCGACCATGCAGCCAAGTAGTACATCACCGCAGTAATGAGAGGGGATAGGTTCCCCATGAGCTTATCCCCTTTTTCTGAAAGGAGAATAATGAAAAGAAAAGAAGGGCACAACTATTGCACAGACTGTGGAGAAGATGTTACTGGGGAAGCAGAGTTCATGGTTGACCTAGTGATGTGTAGGAAATGTTTAAGGAAACGTAACAAGGTCCCTGCTACATTAAGACTACCTGATGGACATCCAATGAAAGGAGTATGATATGGAAAAATTTGTAGTTGGCTTTGCCTTTAACAAAGGTAAGAGTCTGGTCTTGCTGATGAGGAAGAATCACCCCCCATGGCAGGATGGATTGTTAAATGGTATAGGGGGAAAAGTAGAAAAAGGGGAGACTGCCATTGAAGCCATGCATCGGGAGTGTAAAGAAGAGACAGGACTTGTTTTGGAATGGGAGAGTAGGGGAATTATGAGAGGGATAAATAATAATGGACATCCCTTCGAGTGTTGGATTTTCTACGCCTATTCCAAAGAGGTCTATAACTTCAAGCAGTTGGAGAACGAGCCTCTGACTTTATACATTGCTTCTCGTGTGCATCGGGAGAAGGTATTATCGAACGTTAGATTCTTAGTACCCTTTGGACAGTATAATAAAGGAGGAGACAATGAAGTCGTCTTCATGACTCTGGAATACTAGAGGGAAAGGAGGTGTGATGAGTTATAAAGACAATAAGAAGTGGAGACTGAGTCATACAACTGAACGCAACTCTGGACGTAAGAGATATTATAAGCAATTCCAAGGAGGAAATTGGAACGAGGGGAAGAGGTGGGTATTGGAAGACATGGATGAGGTTATGTTTTCAGGGCTCACTGACAGAAAACTCCACTTTAGACTTGGCAGAAGCGTAGCAGCTATACAACATCAACGATGTAAACTTCAGAAGGAGTTAGAGAAATGAGTTTATTAGATACAGTCTATGAAATGAATAGGGAGAGGATACGAAAAGGAGAAAGGGTAATAACCCTTGATCAAGAGACAGGAACTATCTTCTACCCACCTAATCCAAAAAGAAAGAAGGAGAAAGAAAATGCCAAAATACAAACAAAAACTAAAGACGGTTGAAGCATTCCAATACATGGGAGACTTTAGCAAGCTCTCTGATTGGTTCTTAGCAAATTCACCTCATGCCACTCTTCCTTTCTTCTGGTCTGGGAGAGAACTCTTCAATGGGGATGGAAACCCAGTACGCTCCGGGAACTATCTGGTACTGTCAGCGGATAATAAGAGTACCAGCATTATGAGTAAGGAAGATTTTGAGGTTTCCTACGGTCGGATGTCAGAGAAGAAGAAGTGACAGAGAAGCACATAGATGATATTATTGTTCTCATCATGGAGGCGGCAAAAGGGATTAAGAACCCAAGCGCTACTTCCAGAGTCTATGCTGTGCTCATGAAAGTAAATGCGAGGGTGGGAAAGATTATGCTAGCCTTAAGCCATGAGGAGAATGAAAGGAGGAAGAAGAAGAAATGAAACTTAATCTGTTTACCAATATTTTAGGAGACGGGAGAATCTTCCAAACCTTGGAAGCGGTAGAAGGAGAGCCTCCAGAAAGTGTGACCACTATATTGGGACGCTGGGTGTCTCATACCAGGGAGGAAGCGATTAAGAAAGCTCTCATTGAGTTGGGATGGACTCCTCCTGGGAAACAAAGTTCCGATTTTGTAATGGCAATAGCCTTATTGGGAAGATGGAATAGAGCGGAGGTCCCAGATACTATATGGAGTGAGCCAGGAGAGGATTACTTACTACCAACACAAACTCAGGAGTTTTTAGCACATGTCCACAAATGAAAGGGGGAATAATGAATCTTATACAAGCCATCATAACCTGCCGGGTCCTAAAGGATGGAAATTTAAGAGTAATAAAATACCCTGGAGGAGCCGAGTATGATTTTGAAAAAGATTTCTACACCCAGAAATATTTTAAGGCAAGAAGCCGTATTGCAGGACATCATATACTTAACAAACTCCTGAAGAGGTTTGTATGACTACAAATAAAAGGTACAACTGCCCCTTCTGTCCTGGCCTAGGATTACGCAACGATGACCTGGCTCTCTCTGTAAGTTGGGAGAAAGGGAAGTATCACTGCTTCCGATGTGGAACTTCAGGGGGTGTGAGATCTCTTCCCCCCAACTTCAAGCAACCTCTTATTTTGCTAGGAGAAGACAGAACTCCCCGTGAACGTCTTTATATAGAAGACATGATTCCCTTGAGACAGTCTTCTGCTGGTCAGGCCTATCTGAGAACAAGAGAACTGGACCCAGAACCTCTAAAAGATTTTGTCTTTGTCTCTGGGAAGAAGCTTGTTTTTCCTTTCTATGAACCAGAAGGGAACATTACTTTTTACGTAACTCGGAAAATGTGGGGCTCAGGCAGACGCTACGATAACATGGAGGCTGCAGTTAGAGACATATATACCCCCCCGGGGGTCATACTGCCTGCACAGAGGACATTAATCATTACAGAAGGGATATTCGATGCGGTGAGTGTTTTCCAGTGGTTGGGGATAGATTGCATTGCCCTCTTGGGGATGAACGTAAATGCCTTTAAAATAAGGAGGGTCCTTGATTGTACCTATCCAAAAACCCTCATCATAATCTTGCTAGATGCAGGAGAGTATGCAACAGCTTATCACTACTATAGAGAACTTAGGGCTCTGAGAAAAAATGTAAGGATATGTAGGTTGGAAGAGGGAGACCCTAATAGTATTGGGAAGGAGGAGTTGTGGAAGAAATTGATGCCCTATCTTTCATACGACGAAGAGAAAACTTCCTCAAGTACAAGCTGAAGGAAAAGTACTTTGCTTCCTCAGCAACGAGAGAAGTATTTAATATTCTTGAGAGGTTCTTCAAAGAATATCCTGACAAGGAAGTTGCTAGCAAACGAAACCTTAAGTTAGAAGTAGATGCTGAGGGAGACGAGAAAAGAATTCTCTTTGATTTGATAAGGTCTCTCCCTGTAAAAATAGATGAGGATGTGGGTAGGAAGCATATTCTAGATTTCATCAAACAAGGCATTGCCAAAAACATACTCAGGGAGAATCTTCCAGCTATTGAAGGGGAAGGGAAAGTTGATCTTGTATCCCTCAGAGAAAGCCTAGAGGAGATAAGCTCAATCAGCCCGGTGGAGGATACTACTTATGACTATGGGGAAAACATTGAATCATTCCGTAAAGTATATACAGGGCAAGGCAGACCTTTCTCTACTGGGGTTAAATTACTAGATGAAGCTCTTCGTCTTCCTCCCATGACAGGAGAGGAATGGATTGTCCTTGGCCCCCCAGGAAGAGGAAAGACTCAGACCCTCTTGAACCTTACTTATCATGCTGCTGCACAGGGAGGAAACTGTTTGTATGTAACCGCAGGAGATCAAAGATTACCTCGTATTCTACACCGTCTCAACCCTATTATAAGTGATATCTCTTGGCAGAGATTGGAAGACCCCTCTGCTAGAACAGCTGGACTATTGAGGAGGAGAGTAAGAGAAAACATCATTTCAAAAGGGGGGAGTATTAAAATTCAGGACTGGTCAGACTCCAGTTGTTGTCCTGCAGATATAGAGAGTTTAGTTGTCCAAGGTAATTATGATTTTGTTGCAGTGGACTATCCAGACATCATGGTGGCAGATAAGGGCAGTCGATACAAGGAAAGAAGGCATGAGATTGCTTCAATCTTTATTGCTCTCAGAAGGATTGCTGTCAAATATGATCTTCTGATGTGGGATGGTTCTCAGGCAAATCGTTCTGCTCTGGATAAGATGAGAGTCACCATGAAAGATATGGCTGAGGATATACAGAAGGCATGGGTTGCAGATGGTATCATAGGTTTCTGTCAGACTGAAGAGGAAAAGGAAGAGGAGGCAGGGAGATTTTTTATCGCTAAGGCAAGGAGACCTAACATTAAAACTTATGAAGTCCCCATCGAGATTGATGAGGAGACAGGGAGGATAACATGAGAATTTATCAGAATTTCAAAGAAATGTTTTCAGAGGTTTGGAGGGATGTTTTTGAGCTGGGGATTAGAAGCAAGTCTGACTCTGTCCAGAACGTACAGGATGTGGGAGAGGAATATGATATGATGGAGATCATGGGATACGCTTATGAACTTACAGACATAAATAGTTTCCCTACTTCCTTCAAGACAAATGAACTTAGCTGGCTACGTGAGGAGTTCGCAGAAAGGATTAGCCCTGTAAAAATAAACCCTGGAGGAGCTTGGAAACATAGAGCAGAATTGTGGAAGCCTCTGATGAACAGAACGGGAACGTTCGATTACACTTACAATGAAAGAATACGTGATCAGCTACCCATAATAATAGATGAGCTGAGGAAGAGACCCAACACCAGACAGGCAGTGATGACCATCTATTCTCCTTTGCACTATGGAGACATTAGTTTCCTCGGGGGTTTTAGAAGGATCCCTTGCTCTCTCTCTTATCAATTCCTTTTGAGAACAGGTGCCATCACAGAGAAGTTACTTCTTAACCTTGTATACAATATGAGAAGCTGTGATGTTGCAACTCACTTTAGGTTTGATGCTGCCTTGGCTTGCATGCTTCTTAACTATGTAGCAGGTAAGTTAGAAGTCAAAGCTGGCAGCCTTATACATAACATAGGTAGCCTACACTGCTTCAGGAAAGACTCAGAGGGGATATTCTAATGGACCTATTCAAGAGTAGAAAGAGAGGCTTGAAAGTAGAATACCTAGACCTCATCCATCATCTCTTCAATAGTGATGAATGTTCTTATTGGGCCTACAACCGTAAGTACTATAGACACTTCACCTGGATTGTTAATGGTTTCTTTGAGGGAGACTATACTGTAGACTACCTAGGTTACGGTAAAGGTAAGATGACAAGTCTAAGGAAAACCTATGAGAATCCTGACCTACTCAATTTAGGAAGTGAAATTCTTATTCAACAATATGGTAAGACTTATATCTCTTCTGCGTTTAGTTTCATTACCGGGGCTAAGTCAAAGAAGAGGAAGTCATACTGTATCAATTCAGCTGTCTTCACACAGGATGCTGACGGTAAGGAAAGAAGAGATTTGACTATATTCTATAGGGCCACAGAGATACCTAAGAAATTTGGAGCTGACCTTATGTTTTTGAGAAGGATTTTTGAGAACTACATTACTCCAAAAGAGTTGAGAGAAAGTATCAGAGAGGTTAGATTTATTTTTACTCTTATGTATGTTGTACCGATATACTATCCTCTTGTCTATACAATGGGGCTTAGGGTTAAGGGGAAGGGAAAGATGGCTGAGGCTTGTCGTCATCAATTGAGGAGAGCCAATGACTTATCTATTATCCCCAAGTATGGACCAACAAAAAGAATCTTTGACTTCTATAGGATATGGAGGAAGATGAAATGAAAACGGTTTGGTTAGTTAACTTGGATAGATATGGAAATGAAAGCAGAGCAAAATCTAAGGATGGGAAACTCTTTGGCATTATAGAGACTACAGATTTGTTAATTGAAGAGTATCAAGCCTGTAAGATAAAGCCAGAAATTAAGGTAGTTGCTATTGGGTTTGGCCATGCTCTGTCCGACTTTTTAACCCATAAAGAAATTCCGCATACCCGGATTGAAGGAATTATTCACCGTGTTGGTAGTGCGGATGTAGTCAAATATAAGGAGGTAGAAGGATGAGCCGACAAAGTATCTTTGAGGAAATTATAAGTGAACGTAAGCGTCAGGACTTAGTCTTTGGGGAACAGAACCATACCCCCGTAAGATGGATACCCATCCTGACGGAGGAGGTAGGCTCCTCTGCAAAGCAGGCTAACAACTTCGATCGTACAGGCAATGAGATGAGCCTACGGAAATATGAACTTGAAACAATTCAGGTAGCTGCAGTTGCCTTTGCAATGCTTGAATGTCTCGAAAGAGAGAAGTGGAGGAGGAAAGATGAACAGAGTAAAGAGGGATCTCCGAAGACTCAGGACGAGGGGGTGTCTGAGAGATAACTTCCCCATCCCGGAAATAAGTGAGGAAGAGAAGCAAAAACATATACACCCAAGGAGGTTGAGAAATGGAAGCAAGAATGTCAAGAGAGGA